TATCAATGAGCAACAAGAAGTTATAACTCAACAAAAAGAGTCATACGAAAATATCTTAACTACAAATAAAGAACTAAGTGCTAAACTAGAAGTGCTTCAAAAAGACAATGACGAACTTACTAAGAAGTTTGCTAAGTATGATATCGCAACTTGGGGTATGGAAAATCCTGAGGCAGCACAGAAAGTTATCAACAAAGCTGTTCGTCATGTAAATAGATGTATAGAGATTGCTTCTGGTTCTCCTCTTGTTGAGCAAGATGATTATAATAAACAATGCCCTGCATTGATAGAGAGTTTAAAATGAGAGTATTAATTATAGTATTAGCAATGTTTCTAATGACTGCTTGTGCTGGTATTAAGAAAATAGAAACAGTAAAAGTTGCTATTGCAAAACCATCTCTTAATCTAGACTTACCTAACCCACTTACTTCAAATGATGTAGAGTGGATTGTAATTAACAAAGACAACTATCAAGAGGTCTTTGATAAACTTACAGCAGATGGTAAACAACCTGTACTATTTGCACTTACAGATAAAGGTTATCAAGCATTGGCAATAAACTATGCAGACATAAGAAAAGTGATTGCAGAACAGAGACAAATTATCATTTCATATCAGGAATATTACGAACCACAACCTTCAGAATAGATAAATATTAGTATGTCAGATTTAGAAAAAATCAATACTAAGATAGCTTTATTAGAAAAGGATGCAGAGGCAAGCGAGAATATTCATCACAGACTAGAAGTTGCTATTGAAAAACTATCTGATTGTGCCATATCTTTAAAGGGTATGTTAATACAACAAGAAACTAAACTATCTAAGGCAGAGCAAACAGATGAGGATATCTTTATCACTTTAGAGTCTCGAAGAAAAGAATGGGACAATGATCTCAAGGAATTGCATTCCAGAATAAATACCGAGAGTAAGTATCTAAGAGAAATGCACTCGTTATCTGAAGCAAAGATAATGGAAGAAATTCGTGGTATCAGAGCTGGGTTAGATAATAGAGTTGGTATGTTAGAGAAGTGGCGATGGGTAATCATAGGTTGTGCCATTATGGTAGGATTACTGATGAATAACCCAGTATTCTTCGAAATGATTGCTTGACTTTTCAACCAATTTTTGTTATAATGTATAGATGTCATCTTATATAGATATTAAATTTCTCAATCTTTTATCTACAAGACTTCCAAAATTCAAAAGAAAATCGGATAAACTATTTAACTTTAGATGTCCGCATTGTGGTGACTCTAAAAAGTCATCTAACAAGGCAAGGGGGTTTGTGTATGAGAAGAAGAATGAACTGTTTTTCAAATGCCATAACTGCGGTATGGGCCAATCACTCGGCAATCTCATTAAGTTTATTGATCCACTTCTACATAAAGAATATATCTTTGAACGATTCAAAGATGGTAGAGTAAGTGAAGAAAAGACTGAACTTGATTTTACTCCTTCAAAAGAACTAAAAATAAAAGATAGAGTTGAGCGACAACTTGACACACTCATTCGATATGATAAGTTAGTCACAACTCACCCAGCAAAACAAGTACTATACAAAAGACTTATACCTAAAGAACATTGGGATAAGTTTTTCTTCTGTCCTAACTTCTATGAGTGGACTAATAGTATTATACCTAATAAGTTTCCAGATACAAGACAAGATCACCCTAGAATTGTAATACCTTTCTATGATAGAGCAGGTAAATTCTTTGCATTTCAAGGTCGTGCATTTGGTAAAGAGCAACCTAAGTATATCACAATCAAATTTGATGAGTCTAAACAAAAAATCTATGGTTTAGATAGAGTTGATTTGAATAAACCTGTGATGATAACAGAAGGTCCTATCGATAGTTTGTTTGTTGACAATGCAATTGCACTCGCTGGGGCTGATGCTGTTGTAAATATACAACACACTCAATGCACTATGATCTTTGATAATGAACCTAGAAACAAACATATTGTAGATCGTATGATTAAGGCTGTAGATGAAAAATTTAATTTGGTCATCTGGCCAAAGTCTTTACAAAACAAAGACATAAATGATATGATAATTGCAGGAAAGACCCAAACACAAGTGGCAAGTCTTATATATAGTAATACATTTAGCGGACTTTCAGCACTTCAACAAATAAACCAATGGAAAAGGATATAACCCCTATGTCGAATCATCTACCTACAAGCTATCAACAATACATTCATAAATCAAGATATGCGAGGTTTGTAGATGAGGATAAAAAGAGAGAGAGTTGGCCTGAAACTGTAACAAGATACTTTGATTTCATGGCAAATCATCTAAAAGAAAATCATAAACATAGTATACCTAATAGAGAAGAACTAGAAGAAGCAGTTCTAAATCTAGATGTAATGCCTTCTATGAGAGCATTGATGACTGCTGGGCCTGCATTAGATAGAGACCATACTGCTGGTTACAATTGTAGTTATATTCCTATTGACAATGTAAGATCATTTGATGAAGTAATGTATATACTATTATGTGGCACTGGAGTTGGTTTTTCAGTAGAAAGAGAACTTGTAGACAAGTTGCCAACAGTTGCTGAGCGTGTTGAAAAATCAGAAACAATAATCGTAGTAGAAGATAGTAAAACAGGATGGGCAAGATCATTCAAAGAACTAATCGCTATGTTATACTCTGGTCAGATACCTAAGATTGATGTATCTAAAATCAGACCTGCTGGTGCAAGACTTAAAACTTTTGGTGGTCGTGCTTCTGGTCCTCAACCATTAGTTAATCTATTTGATTTTGCAATCAATACATTTAGAGATTCTGCTGGTAGAAAACTTGATAGTTTAGAATGCCATGACCTAGTGTGTAAAGTAGGTGAAGTAGTTGTAGTTGGTGGTGTAAGAAGATCAGCACTAATCTCACTAAGTAATATTCAAGATGATAGAGTTCGTAAAGCGAAAATGGGACAATGGTGGGAGATGAATAGTCAAAGAGCATTGGCAAACAACTCTGCTTGTTATACTCGTACTCCTGATATGGGATTGTTTATGCATGAATGGAAATCATTATATGATTCTAAATCAGGCGAGAGAGGTATCTTTAATCGTGAGGCTGCGAAAAAGAAAGTTGCAGAAAATGGTCGTAGAGATCCTAACCATGAATTTGGTACTAACCCTTGTTCAGAAATCATATTAAGACCATATCAATTTTGTAATCTAACAGAAGTAGTCATTCGTGCTATAGATGAATCAAAAGATTTAAAAAGAAAAGTTAGACTTGCAAGTCAACTAGGTACATATCAATCTACACTTACAGATATTAAATATCTAAGAAAGATATGGAGAGACAATACAGAAGAAGAAAGACTACTTGGTGTATCACTCACAGGTATTATGGACAATCAATTAACGATTGAAGCAGATCCTAAACTATTAAAGTCTATGCGAGAAATGGCAGTAGAAACTAATAAAGATTTTGCAAAGAAACTCAAGATACCTCAATCAGCTGCTACAACTTGTATCAAACCTTCTGGCACAGTCAGTCAGTTAGTTGATAGTGCTTCAGGTATTCATACAAGACATAGTGATTATTATATTAGAACTGTAAGAGGTGATAATAAAGACCCACTAACTCAAATGATGAAAGATCAAGGTATACCAAATGAACCAGATGTAATGAATCCTACTTCAGTTAGTGTATTCTCTTTTCCTACTGCTTCACCTAAAGGTGCAGTTACAAGGGATGAGTTTACTGCTATCGAACAGTTAGAGATTTGGTTAAAATATCAAAGAAACTGGTGTGAACATAAACCTTCTTGCACAATATCAGTAAGAGACTCTGAATGGATGGAAGTTGGTGCGTGGGTGTATAAACACTTTGACGAAGTATCTGGTGTAAGTTTCTTACCTCATTCTGACCATACATATCAACAAGCACCTTATCAAGATATAGATAAAGAAAAGTATAATGAACTTAAAAAGTTAATGCCTAAGTCAGTTGACTTTGAAAAACTAAAAAATTACGAAAATGATGATAATACAACTGGTACTCAAGAACTTGCTTGTACAGCAGGCGCTTGTGAGATTGTAGACATCACTTCACAACCAGCAGGAATTTAATGACATTAGAAAAGAAATGCGATAACTGTTCCGCAGAATATACAGTTAAACACGAACTGCCAGAAGATTATGTGGAACAATTTTGTCCATTCTGTAGTCACGAACACGAAGAAGAAATTGAAATAAAAACAGACATAGATGAAGATTGGGATTGATTACAGTCTAAGTTGTCCTGGAGTATGCATAAACACTAGTACTGATGAATTCAGATACGAAGATTGTAAGTTCTACTATCTAACAACTAGAAAGAAATTTGTGGGTGCATACAAGCACAATGGTGTATCCTTCGAGGGTACTGAACATAAACCATATTCGTCTGAACCTGAACGATATGAGAATATCGCAGATTGGGTTGTAGATATAATCAACTCATACTATCCTAAATCGATGGCTTCTAAGAAGAATCATACTATCAATCTAGAAGATTACTCTTATGCCTCAAAGGGCAGAGTCTTTCATATTGCTGAGAATATGGGACTACTCAAACACAAACTCTATCTAAATAACTGGGACTATAGTCTACTTGCACCTTCTGTTATAAAGAAGTATGCTACAGGTAAAGGTAATTCTAATAAAGAAGCAATGACTGAGCAGTTCGCCTTAGATACTGGTCTCAATGTATTAGATATGTTCGAATGTAAATATACATCACCTGCTACAGATGTTGTGGATGCGTATTATATATGTAAATATCAGCCAGAAATTAGTGAAAATCCAATTTTGTCTAAATAGAAGCATACGACATCCAATGGATGCGTAACAACTCCGAAATTTGATTTGATATCTCAAACTTCACTAAAACCTAAGGCGTGATTATGGCAACATTTAGAGTGCTCATAATTAAAATTTTAAAAAAGATGATTAGAGATTCTTATCATCCAGAAAGACACTATCTAAGAGGGATACAAGTATCAAACCTAGATAATTCTATCGACAAATAGAGATTTTAAAATACACATAACGAATCATAGTTATAAGAACGCCCTAGGACTCATAAAAACACTCAAAAATCACTTAGAATCACCTTAAAATACGCATTTTTAGTGTGTCTTTTATGCAACACTTCTAATTTAAATAAAAAACTCAATGAAATCAATAAGATAAAATGGCATATATGCCCGATAGTGCTTGAATCTGCCGTGGAATAGTATATAATAAGAGTATATTAACAAACTAACCGAAAGAAAACATTATGACTTTACAACAAATATTTGAAACATTTAAAAATCTTAAAACTTCATCTGATAAATTAACTTTTATTGATGAGTTAAAAGTGATGACTCAAAATAACATTATCAATTTTGATATCAACTTCGAAACTATCGAAGAAAACATTATGAACGAAAGGTAGAAATATGACAATACTATTATACATTACATTATCACTAACTGCCTTCTTTGCTTATTGTACGGCAGTTGCTTACTATCAATCTTTCAAAGAAGAAATCGGAGAACTTTAAAATGATTAAAATTTTCAAAACTGCTAAATCTTTACAAGACGGCATTACAAATATGATGGCTGGCGCTAAAGAAGATTATGCTCAAACAATGGGTAGTTCAGATTCTGCTTACACTAAACAAAAACTTGAAAAGTATGATTCAGAAACAACTATCAAAAACGGCAAGAAGTATGTCAAAGTTATTCATGACCGATCTGTTTTTGCTTTTATAGTAAAAGAAGATTTTAAACACTTCAGACGAGGTGATGTATTAAAACCTGCAGGTTGGGCTGCACCGGCACTTAATCAACCAAGAGGTAATGTTCTAGAGGGCAACTACCCTATCCAGTGGACGGGGCCACTTTACTTGTAAGATGAAAACTATA